TTGACAGGTGACAAGAAACTTTTGTTGAATTGTTCATCATAATTGATCGACCCATGGATGTCAAACTCCTTGGGCAGGGTCTGGAAGAACGAGATAACGTTCTCACCAATCTTGTTTGGTGTGCGAAGATAGATGAACTTGATCTTCTCACCCTCCTGAATCAGTGGATACTTATGTTGCAGTTTCAACTTCTTGATGTTGTAATTGTACATCAAGGATCCACGAACATGCATAGGACATCCCTTTGCATATATGTGTGATGGGTCAGAGAACTTACCCAAGTTGTTACAACTACGAGGGAAAGCAATGTCTTCCAAAGGAAGACTCTCAAACTCACGACGGAACCTGGCGATGTACTTTTGAATGTCATCCTCAGTTCCATTCATGACAACTTTGAGTGCCTCTTTAATAGCACCACGACAGGGAGCAGGTGTGGAGGACTTCACTGCTTCGATGCCCATGATCTTCAACTTGGGTTTCTCATAACGCACACCCTCACTGTCCCATACGTTGAGAATGTAACGCTTCTTCGCAGTCCAGATACCACGGTCAGCGATGTTCTCACGCTTCATGCTCATCTTTTGTTCATACGCCGAAGCATAATTCGCAAGTTCTTGATAAGAGGACTCGATGAACGGTTCCAGTTTCTCCTGACAGATCTTGTCAAGTATCCCCACAACCGCTGCTTTGTCGCCAGACTTAGTACCAAGAAATTTAGTAACAAGAGGTCCAAGGTTAAGATAGATTGAGTCAGTGTCAGATGCAATGACATAATCCTCCCCCTCTGTTTGCAAAATCTTATTTAGGTAAACGTTTACCTTGTTCTCGATCCAACGAATCGAGACTTGACCCGAGAGAGTGATCGCCTCAGCATTTGCCAGATTGTAGTATCGGAAGTATTGGTTTCCGATGGCACCATAGGCAGAGTTGAGTTGAATCTTTCTTGCCATCTGGATGTTGTTGAATCGGGACACATCCTTTTGAAGTGCCAAGGTCTCTGATGCTTCCTTGGTATGTTCAAGATTCTGTTTCGCGGCCAACATCTTCCGCTTGTAAATTGATCGGTCATCATAAATGCGTTGCATCATCTCGGGTAGGAAACCGTGAATGTCCTTACGGTACTGAGCACCATTGGCACACACAGCATACTCCCCATTAATCTCTACCTCTTTGGATAGCAGTTTGTCAACGGTCACTGTGGGGTGACGCCTCTCCACCAGGGTCTCTGGGGAGATGTTGTACTGCATGATGAGGTGAGGATACAGGGAGTTAAGGTCAAAGGACACCACCCAGTCATATCCTCCTGGGATAGGTTCCTTAACATAGGCACCAGCATACTGATCGTTCTTGCTGCTGCTGATCTTAGGAGGCACCACGATGTTACGCCTTTTCAGATCGTTATAGATCAAGGTGTCCCACATACGAACTTGCGAGTACACATCACTCAGGTTGACCTTAGCGTCATAGGCAAGAGTGAGTGCCAACTCAATCAATTTCATCTTGTCTTCCAGACGGTCAACAAGTTCCACGTCAACGATGTTATACTCAACAAACTTCTGCCAGTCCTTTGTGTAGAACTCTTTGAAGTTCTCATACTCACTGTGGTCGATCTTCGCCTGACCAAGTTCTACATTTGCAATGTGATCCAGACGATAAGATTCCTGAGCAGAGTATGTAAACTTCTTGTAGAGATCAAGGTAGTCGAGGATAGCGACACCATTAATTTCGTAAGAGATATGCTTACGACCATGAATCTCGATCTCTCTTTCAAGCACACGGTTCCACGGGGAGAGGGACTTTTTCCACTTCTCCCCTAGCACCCGTTCCAATCGACGACAAATGTACGGAATATCATACAGGTTGCAGTTCCAACCAGTGATGATATCAGGGGTATTTTCACACCACCATGCATGGAAGTTCTCCAACATCTCCACTTCCGTCCAAAAGACACGATACTCTGTGTCTTTTGGTGTAAATTCCCTGGTGCCCCAAGTAATAGTTTCCTTGGTGCTGAGATTCTTGATTGTGATGCAAAGCATCTCCTCTTGACATGCTTCCACAGAGGGGAAACCATTGTCACATCCCACTTCGATGTCGATCGTATAGATCTTCATCTTGTCCATTTCAAAGAGAATCTCTTCTGGGAACTTGTCAGCGATGAATTGATACACATACCTATCGTATCCATGCACTTCGAGACCTTCAACCTTCTCGTATTGTTCAATGAACGAACGAGCTTCCCTAGCGCCATCGAAACGCTTGGGGTGAGCATTACGCCCATCAAGAGTCTTGAACTTGGAACTCTTGGATTGATCCTTAGGTACGAAGTACAATGTAGGACGACACTTTTCCCTGTACTGAACAGGTGCTCCGTTCTCATAACCCCGATAGAGGATATCGTCACCGAGCAAAAGTACGTCCGTGTAAAACTTCATCAACTAACCATCGATTTATACTTGTCCACCAGGTCGGCAGACGGGTCAAGTATAGTAAAGATGAGGTCGGAAGTCAAGAACAGATCTCGCTGTTCTGTGTGCAAAGGGAACTTGGTCAGTCCCCCATGTCCATCGACTCGATAGCAATTCTCAATCAGAATCGACGGTTCCTCGTCCAGTTCCGTCATCTTCCCTATCAGGTACAGACTCGGATCGTTCTTCAATAACATCAATTTGAGCATGGTTCGCGGTTAGTTCTTGGTACTTGTCTACCATCTGATCGATGGGGGAGTATATAAAGGAGACAGATTGGATAGGAAGGAATACATGAGGTTCCTTAGAGAAAGGAACGAATGCTTCAAATTGCACATCCAACTGATCCAGAGTGGTTGGTTCATCAGTGTATTGGACTTCCTCAAAGAGACTCTGAGGTCTTTGAATCACGAAGGTGTAAGGGCGATCAAGTTTGTATGCAAGTGGAGGACCATCCTTACCCTCTCGCATCTCATACACATCAGCGATTACGTCCTCGCCGTTTTGCATTCTTACGATTCTTACGCTCATAGTCTTTGTTCATTAGGTTTTCATAAGTGTACTTCACCATGTCGGTGAATGCACGTCGTGCGCTGACGTTCTTTTCGTCTGCAAGGATGTGGACATACTGCATAAACATATCCATCTCTTCGGGTGGGATGTCTAGCGTTAGTGTCTCACTTTTTTCTGCGTACGGTGGACACAGATTAACATACATGTTCATGGATTCCTCCAAATAAAAAGAGACCCAGGGGGGTCTCTTCACTTGTGTACTATATATCAATCTCGGTTAACTATCCTTTCACAGGTCTTCATATTCTTTCGACAGAACGAGGTGACATAACTATCAACATCTACATCCATCATATAGTGTCCATGAAGGTGAATCCCTTGAATGAGACATAACGTACCGACTAAGATCAAGTTAAATTGAGTCACTTGGTGACTCAGGACTTTCAGAATTGATTTCATAAACTTTCAGTTTCTGATGGTCTGGGATGATCTTTCGTAATTCTACCATGAGCATACCATTTTTGAAACTGACTGTGCCGACTTCCACATCATCAGACAGATTGAAACCTCTGGCGAAGGTACGGGTAGCTACCCCTCGGTGCATGTACTCCTCCTCACCTTTGTTCTTCGCCGCCTTAGACCTGACCAGGAGGACGTTGCTCTCCGTGCTTACTTCAATTTCGTCCTTACCCCAACCAGCAAGTGCCATTTCGATCCTCCACTTGACCTCAGATTCTTTCACGAGGTTGTAAGGGGGATACGCTTCGTTGACTGATCCCATTCCATAGGAATGCAGTCGATAAAAAATGTCGTCCAGTCCGACGCTATAACGCTCAGCAGCGTCGATGATCGCACCAAGATCTTTGGTGCCAAACTTACGCAGTCCAGTCATTTTAGTTCTCCAATTAAGCGAGATTCGTTGTATGGTCCCCGAAGGCAACCACATTTATTTAGAGATGATACCTCAGATTTTAATAGTCGGTTGTCCGTATATAAAGTTTCGGTTGTCCATAAGATGCAAGTAAAGATAAATAGGAGAGAACCCAAACTTAGAGGATGGAATGAAAAAACTTCTACCCCTCGTAATGATTTTGATGGCTTCACCTGCATACGCTGGTGGTCTTGTTACTAAACATGCTTCTAGCGTTCAACTAACTGTTGATGCTGCACGGTCTACTGCTGTAAGAATCGGTGGTAGTTATTCTGCCTCTGGGTCTAACATCACAGCAGGCACGATGGGTGGTATTTCCACTGGTGCTGGCACATATACTGTCACCACATCTGGACAAGATTGGTCGTTGAGTGAAACATACAACGCAGCAGATAGTGTTCCTGCCTCTGCTGTTAGCACAGGTGATGTTCCTAACTTCGGTAACCTTACCTCTTATGCTGCTGGTTCTGCTGGCACACTCGCAGGCACGATTGACAGAACTCATGCTATCACGCTGACTGCTGGTGGAGCAGGTTCATCTGCGACAGGACAGTTCGTTACCGAAATCACGGTTATCGACTGAGACTATATATCATGAAGAGATTATTTTTCGTGGCATTATTACTGGGATCACCAGCAATGGCGGTCCCAGTAGTCCCTAACTTCACACAGGGGTCGATGACAAGCCACACAGAGACCACACAAAAAATTACAGAGACCATCAATTCGATGGATTACAACACAGGGTATCAATACTCTGCAACTGGGAGTGGAATCACCGTCAACGGCAATCTTTCGCCAGGGACAGGTGCAACTAATGTAACTATTGACGGCGTGACTTCAACATGGACAGGAATCAACAGCAAACCATCATTCACACAGACAATACCAGGAGCAGCGTTTCAGTTCACAGAAACCTATTCGGGTCCTGGTTTAAGCAATCAGACAATAATTCAAAGAGTAACAGAAGTTACAAGCGTCACAGATACAACCTCTATTTTTTCGCAGTAGGTCTCAGTGCTTTCTTACCTTCGCAAGCATTGGCAGAAACTATTGGTGGTGTTTCTGCTACTGCGAGTCCTGTCGCCAATAGTTCTGGTAGTGTTACTAACCAAGCAATCCAAGTCCTTCAAGGACCATATATCACCAACACCTATGGTGGAGGAATCCAATGTCAAGGACCCACCAGAAACTTCACTCCGTATGTAACTGGTAGTGCGTCTGCACAGAAACCATACGAACCATACTATATGGACCCCGTATATGATATTACTGATCTGGATGAGGATGGTCGTATAGACAATCCTGGGGATATTCTTTTCAGAAAGAAAACCAGAACAGGTCAGAAAGATAATTACAGTCTCGGTGTTGGTTTCTCTATCACATGGTCTACCCCTCTGGACAAAACACTGCAAGATCAATGTAAGCAAGCAGCATCAACTCAAATTGAATTGCAGCAGCAACTTATCGCTAACAAGAGGTTAGATTTTGAGATCGCCAGACTTAAAAATTGTGGCGAGTTGATGAAAAATGGAATCCAATTCCACCCTCGCAGTCCTTACTATAAGATATGTGCTGACGTAGTAGTGAATAATGTGAACACTGTCATGCAGCATCGTCACACTATCCCCTCCGCTTCTTCCGACGCGGGAACACTGAACGAAGTGCCCGCACAGCTTGGTTCATCTGGCGCTGCTCCGCTCGGCGCTCCCCTGACGACAGGACGGGAATAGGTTTCTTCCTGATCGCTGCAATCTTCTTCATGACCTTTTTGATGGTAGGTTTCACTGACTTCAATAGGACATCAGCAAGAGGTTTTGCGAGCAACGCAGAACTTGTCGCAACGACAGCAATACTACCCACCTGAACAACCTGACCACCACTAGGGAGTCCTGCCACTATCTGTTGAGGTAGTGG